GGCAAAGGCATCATCTTTTTCGATTTCACCTTTAAACCCTGCCATATCCAATGAGGTGGCACTGCCATTCTCATCCAGAAAAGTTGCTTCACCCGTTTGCGGGTCAATATCAATTCGACTTGAGATAAGCGCCTTAAATGCTTTGTGCGCCTTGTCGTGCGCTAACTCTGCGCTAAGGTCTGACACAATGCTGTTGCGCTTATCTGCTTTAATTTGTTTCTCAAGCGTTTCCAGTCGCTCTTTATACTGGTGTTCGCTTTCCTCGCTGCGCTTCTTCATATCAGCTAACTGCTGCTGATAGCGCTCTTCAATGGCTTTTACATCACCATTGGTTCGAGCTTTCTCAAGTGCTTCCGCACGCGCTTGCTCGATTTCTTTTTTCTTATCTTCTTCGTAGCCATTAAGTCGCTCTTCCAACTCTTTGGCTCGCTGGTCGGCGCTTTTATATTTGCCGTCCAAGTCATCCAAAGTCTGCTTCAACTTGGCATCTTTGACGGGTACATATTCCTCGCCGTCCTGCACAAACGCTTCTTTCGCGTAATCGGGTAAATCTTCGTACTGCTCTTTCGTTAGTTTAGACATGGCACAGCCCTATCATCGTTGATTTCGCGGTACAACCGCATTCATGTAAATTATTACACTGGTCAGACCAGTTGTCAAACTATTGACTGTCTTGCTCTTGTCGCGGCAACTGATTCGCAATCGAACTAATGCTTGGCGCTTCTTCCTTAAGGTTCGCTAGCCACACCTCAATCTCTTCGCCTGCACCCCAGCCGCCTTGCTCAAGAATCTTAATGGCCTGCTCGGTGGTGTATAAGCCTTCGGTTTTCGCGTCCAGCAATACGCGCACTTCTTCGACGGATAGCTTAGGCGTTGCAAAGTCACGCGGTAAATCAATTACGATTTGGTCAAGTGCGCTTTCTACCGCGTCAGGCTGGAATAGCCCCTCAAACATACCGCAATAAGCGACCATGCGCTTCCAAGCGTATTCTAGCTGTGATGCGATGGACTCCAACATGGCGTTTTGCTCAGTTGCGTCAATATCAGCCTCGGTCGCTGTACGTTGCTGCTGCATTCCGTCTTTGAACACGCCACCAAGTGCTTTGACCTTTTTGCTGTTAGCTTCGAAGTATCGCTCAAAGCCTTCTAGCTCTGTATTGACGCTCTTAATGTCAACTTCAACCTCATTAGGCAGGTTATTAGCACAGCCCGGCCCCCACGCCATTTGTTCGCGCCCGTTGACCTCAACAAAGATTTCTTTGTCGCCTTGTTTCCATCCTTTCGTGAACGTGGTCGGGACAAGATAGCGCATAGCTTCTTTGTAATCAGCCGATACGCGGTAGCGGTACAGGGCAGACTCGCATATTGGGTATAACATTCCCATACCTTGCGGTAAATCACCAACGGGCAATTCTTCGTCGCTGACAATCTCAACGGGCAGCCATTTCAAATTAGAGCCGCCGATGGTCACGTAGTCGCGCTCGCCGCCTTCTCCATCAACCTCTTTGTACTGGTAGTAATTGCCTTCTTCATCCAATGCCAGCGTTAAGAATGACTCAATCGGGTCACGCACGTTAGTTTCAGGGTTAAACTCGTAACCTGTTTCGCGCAGCTTGACATACGACAACTGCATCACGCCGTTGATGCGGCGATAGTTCCAGTCTACCAATGCCTCGCGCGTGTACTGCTTAATCGTTGCGCGTGGTGCTAATTTTTCCGCGTCTGCTTTGGTGAGTTGGCTAATGTCAATGTCCGACAAGCCCTGATAATCAGCTACTAGCACATGGTATTTCGTTTGGAAGATATTGGACGCGCACGACTCAAGGGCGGACAGTAAAGGCGTGCCGTCGCCGTCTGCGTTTTGGATAAGGTAGTTTAGTCGCTCTGGTAGGTCGGTTGTTGTGTTACTAACACGCATCTTACCAAGCCATGCACGCAAGGATAAAGCAGGATAGTTGTCGAACTCTGCGCCTTTGATGTACATATCGTAGCGGGCTTGTTGCTCTTTGCTGCTTGTGTCAACTTGCGACGGGTGCGGCAGGTAGGTATATTTCTCGCGCTTGATTCTCCAAGAGCCTTCCACGCAATCGCGGACGGTTTCAATCGGCACAATCGTTTCCGTGTAATGCGGATGAACGTCTGCGGAGTTGTAGCTGTAATCGTGCGCCATACCAAAGCCCTGAGTTAGTTAATTAAGGCTAGTATAACACTGGTACGACCAGTTGCAAACTTATAGGTCGATACCCTCACGTCTTGCAATCTCTTGAAGCGTTAACGGTCGTAATGATGCGTCCGTTAAGTTTCTCAACGACAGCTTACCCTCACGAAACAACCTTGCACGCTCAACGCCTAACAAATCCTCTTGCCAGTCTTTTGATTGGCGACTTACGAAGCTGTCAATCTCGGTTGATGCGCGAACCTGTTGGGTTTTACCTGAATCACCTCGTGCGGCACGTGTGCCTGTTAGCTGTTGGCCGTCGGCTAGTGGCACGATGACGGTGCGGCAATTCATATGGTAAGGGCTATAACCAATAGGCGACTCACCAACAGGCCAGCCTTTCTGGCCGTATCTAGCGCCAACAGTGGCGCACTGCTGTGACAAACGGCTATCAAAAGTTACAAGCGGCACCTCCCTAGTCACAACATCAGGATTCGCAGCAGCAAAGGCACGCCGCCCAATAGTCGAGTAGTGGTTGGTTGCGGTGCGTGCCAGTGTTTCGGCGTTTCTGGCTATTTCTGAATCGAATCTACGCGACACTTCACGGCGCATTTCTCTTGCAGTCCATCCTTCTGCATAAGCTGTACGCAATACATTCGACACAGCGCGCATTTGTGACTCTTGGTTCGCTTGTACGAAGTCAGGCCATAAGCCGGTATTGAATTTATCGCCTGAACGTAAGACCATGTAGGTGTTGTCAGCCAACCGCTTAACTCTTTCACTTGTCGCAGCCGCACCACCTATCAACTCAGCGAAAAAGCGGTTGTCATAATCGGCTAGGCTGTCTAGGTCATCTTGCAGTGCAGCCCAACCCTCTTGACCACGGATAACACGCCGAATCTCTGCTTCCAATGAGCGGAGTTGTCGCTGGCTTGTGATTGAATCCGTTTCTGCGAGTAAGCGGCGAATGTCGCGCAAGGTCTGTGCGAGTGACGGTGCAATATGCGCTTGGTAGCCTTGCGTTTCTAGTCTACTCAGGGCTACTTGATGGTCTAGGATTTTGTCGAGGTTGATGTTAGTCGCCACGCTCTATCTCCTGCAATACAAAAGCCGCCATCGCCTCCTGCTGGCTTGGCGTTGTGTCATGGTGTCCGCGTGCAATGAACCGCAATTCAGCCGCAGGAATCACCACAGGCTCGCCGTGTGCGTCGTTGGCGATTAGGGCTGGTTGGCGTGCGATGATTGGTGTTGTGGACAAAATAAAACCCCTAACGTGGTCGATAGGGGTAGTATAGCAATCAATCCTCTTGCGGGCTAGTCGGTACTCTACTGTTCCAAGCCGCTATGCCTTTGCTCTCTGTTTCTGCTTTTATGACAACAGCCATTCCACTATCGAAGCAGGGCGAGTTATCAGGGCAGACAATCCACCACATCTTTCCTGATTTGCTTCGCTTTGCAGTCACTTTCTTCCCGCAGTGAGGACAGGGTTTTAGCTCGGAATTATCCATCACTCACCATCCTTACCTTCGCGGATTTTTTGGGCGTGTTGATGGGTTGCTATCTCTACGCTAGATACCGTTGAATTTATCGAGCAGAATTCTCTAGCACCGCACCGGTAGCTGTATTCAGCTTGCTTAGCTTTTACTTCGGCTAGGCTAGTTTGGGGTGATTCAGACAGCACAGTTTCAAGTAATTCATTATCAATCTGGAACTGGTCGGGGCAATATTCCAATTCTATTGTCTCGCCTTCTTCGTCAAGCGCGCGATTTATGCGCTCAACATGCGCCGCCAGTTCGTCGCGTTCTTGTTCTGCTGAAGCCCTTTTTAAGCTCTCATGCTCTATTTGCCGCACTGCATACTTTCGTAATTCTATCTGGCGCTGATTCTCCCGCTCCAACTGCTCGATTCGGTCGGCGGCTTCACAAATAATCCCGCTAACTCGATAACCATAGATTTTTAATCTCTGTTGTTCGCTTCGTAGCTTCTCAACTAAATCACTCATTTGCTCTGCTCCTTTGGTGGAAACGCTTTGCGCTTCTCTTCTTCTAAATCTTTTCCTGCTATCACAGAATCAACCCATATATGACTCAACGGCGCGTATTCGCCGTTTTTGTTGAGTTGCTTCTTCACCTCTTTTGCAAAATCTCGCAGCCGCTCAATTTCCTCATGCTGGGATAGGATTGTGCGTAGGTCGTCTAGCGAACGAAACCCATGATGGTCAATCCATCCAGCATTTTGCAAATCATATTTTTGCTCTTTATCACAAGGATATAACTCATCCCAGTAGTCGCCATCCAAATCAATATGAGTCGCCCCCTCAGGCGCACCCTTAAGCACTTGTTTTATTTTTTCGATGTTAGTCATTGTCTTTCTCATTTTTAAGCAATGGCGCTCTTAGTGCTAGTGTGAATAATCCGATAATAGAGGATAACCCATTAAGAACCCCCAATAATGACAAACCCAGCACAAGGTAATGAGGAAAATCCGCCTTGCTATTATCTAAGAAAAGCCAACCCAAGCCTAATGCCACGAAAAATAATACAGACAAAATAACGATGACAACAAAAGCTGCAAAAGGTATGTTGCTCAGCCTGACTGGCTTATTATCTGAGTCAATAACGAATTTTATAAATGTTTTATTCATCTTGTAACTCCCTTTCTGACTTAACTATATCAAATCCAAAGGCGCTATTGATCAAACCCTCCAACTCTGACAGCTTCCATTTGTCATCTTTGTTGGGGGCTGCTAGCACCTCTGAAGCATCTAGCAATATTCTCTTGTAATTACTAGCGGCCTGATAATCGTTCATACCTCACCTCGCGCTTTTGCAGTAGCGGTTAAATCAGCTACTACTTTATTAAATGTCTTTTGGTTCATCACTAAGCTGTCGCCCATCTGCACAACTTGTCCGTCGTTCAAGACTTCTTCTAACCTTGTGTTGTGGGTTAGTAAAGGTCGCCAAGGCGTAGAAAACAAACGCTTTTTCCATGTTCGCTTAACCCTAACCTCTCTAGGCGGGTCAACATATAACTTAAAGCCATTTAAAATCATTTCCCTCTCCATCCAATTAAACACACCCAAAGCCTAGCACGGTTTTGTGGTGGAAGTGGTCTTACCAGTTAATCCCTCTCGGAATATGTGCGCCACTACGTCAACTGTCCAACCGTTGCCTAGCATTTTGTAGCGTTGCGTGTTGCTGACGTGGGCTGTGTAGTTGTCTGGTACGGTTTGTAGGCGTTCGCATTCGGTTGGGGTTATGTAGCGAAAGAAAAACAAATCAAGCGGTATTCTATTTGGAAGTGTAAACGGCACTACAATATTATCTTTAGTTACTGTTGTTATTGCGTTGCTTTTCCCATCATAACGAAACTCTACAAATTGCGCTGTATTGCCATTTTTTGATTGCATCTGGTCATTCCTTTTACCATCAACCAAATAGCGCCCTCTCATTGCAGCGATACATTGACCATCAATAGGTAAATCGCATATTCCGAAAAAACGCTGGGATGAATAATTTTTGTAATGGCTGGCCTCTACCATTTGCGCTTTTTCATCTTCGCCCCAAACATCAAGCGCCTTGTTTTTTCTCTGACTATGTCGAGCTAACCATTGCAATCCTTTCTGTGTGTAATAGTATTCGTTTACTCCGTGTTCTCGAATATCCCCCCAAGTAACACCCCTATCCTCTGGCAACCCAAAATCCCAATTAGCCCAATAGTATCTCTGTCTGTTTTGCGCACTAACCAATGCACTATTTATAAAAACAGGCTCAACACCTAACTGCTCGCTGATAACATCCAGATACTCACTCTTCATCTTGACGTTTTCGAGCAGAAACTTAACGTTAGGATTCACCGAACGAATATGATTAAGGATATCAACATACACAAAAAATAGTTTGCTTCGTGGGTCGTCAAAAGCCAACTGCTTACCTGCGAAGCTGAAACCCTGACAAGGTGAGCCACCAATTAGCAAGTCAATGCTTGCCCAGTCAATATCCCATTCTCGCCATTTTGTTACATCGCCTAGCTGGATGGTATCAGGGTAATTGGATTGCGTTACTTTAATTGCGTACTTGTCTATTTCTGCTGCGTAGTAGTTGTTGACTTCAGCGCCTGCACGCTCAAGTGCAACCTGCCCTGCTGAAATGCCATCAAAAAGTGACAATACGTTCATTTAATCTCTCCCGTTTATTTAACTGCTTACAGTTATAACACAGATTCTAGCTTGCACTGGTCTTACCAGTTAAAAAGCAATCTTAACGGCGGAGGTGGTTTTGTGCTGAATCGGGAACAGCGAGTGTATCTGATAGCCAAGCGCGTCGGTAATATGGTCTAGCCCCAGTGACTTGTCAGGTTGGCTTGTTCCTTCCTTGTAGGTCATACCGTCAAGCCCTTTTATCAACTCTTTACAGCGCGGGTGAATAAACAATCTGCGCTCACCATCTGTATTGCACAACATGGCTTGCACTTCGTTTATCCGGTCTGCTACTGCAGGTGCTTTATTTGGCGCTAAAACTAAAAAGCCGTGTTGCTCAAGTATTGTGAAGTCAGTAACCCCACCTGCAGCACTCGTTTTCCGCGCCTTTCCGCTGGGGTCTGGATAAGCTCTGATTTTGTGATTAGGGTATCGTTTCTTAATTTCTTGTGATAGCTCGGTCGTGTTTGAATTCATTATTGCTATCTCGTCAACAATAAACATCTGGTCTGCAGCTTTAATACCTACTGCAGCACTGATAGGACTCACGTTGAAGTCGATTCCGATGTGAAGCTCTGCAGCACTGCCAATCTCAGGCACTTCTTCGGTGACATTGATTGTGCGGTCAAAGTTTGAATAAACGCGGTTAGACAGCGTTTCAAAGCTCGCTAGATATTCCTGCTTAAACGTTCGCTCTGGCAGTTCACGGCGTGCTGCCTCGATTTCTTCTTGTGTTACATTGCCGCCATCTGCAGTAGTGAATTGAAAGGATTCCCAATCTGGTTCATCTTGACTGTTGCCATGCTCATAAAGGTCTTTAAACCAGTTAAAACCGCTAGGTGAGGATATAAACATGACTGGCGCAAGCTTATCCGATGTGGCTGGCCTTATTACATCAGTCCAGACCTCTCTAGCCATAAAGCTCGCTTCGTCAAGACATACAGAGCTAAGGGAAACGCCGCGTAAGCTGTCCCTGTTCTCTGCCCCTTTTAGCTGTATAACTGCACCATTCGCGAACTCCACTGATAAATCGGATTCGTTCTTGTGCTTGATATGCTCGATAAAAAGCTCTTTGAGTAAGCGCCACGCTATTTGTTTTGCCATGACGTAAGACGGTGCGACATAGTAATGCAAGCCGCCTTTTGTCATTGCGTTATGAACAAGCCATGTGAGCGCAAGGTAAGACTTTCCAAAACGCCGACCTGCAGACACAATTTTAAATCTGGCGGGGGATTTCCAGACTCTTGTTTGTGGTTTTGTCAGCTTAACCTTGCTCATGTTAACCTAGAGAATTTCTTTCCGTTAAAAGATTCCAATGCCCTGCTTATGGCATATACTAATTTTGCTCTTTCGCATCTATTGACCATAGAATCAAAAATATCCGAAACCATTAGATGGACTTCTTTTAAGGTTATGTGTTCGGCTCTAAGGTTTAGGTGTGGCTCCGGCATTCTAAGCCATTCTCTACAAAGCTCAGCCATTGCTATTGAATCGCCGTTTCCTTTTGATGAGAGGCATCCTTTTTTCAGTTTATTTGTTAGGTTGTCTATCCCTATCTCTGCAATTTTTCTGGACTCTAATTCTAGGGCGGTTTTTTCATCGATGTGCTTTGCAAAATAATCAACTTTAGGCTCTAGTTTTTCAGAAATTATATCTTTGATTATTCTGTTTTTTTCTAGGTTTCCCTTCCCTCTCTTGGCATCACTGATATGCTTACGGGCTCTATTCCCGCAGCCTTTGCCGACATAAAAGGGGATATTATTTCTTGGGTCGATAAGAATGTAACAATAAAACTTATTTCGCATCGTTTGGGTTCCTCAGTCTAAGGTTAGTCATTTTGAAAGGGTAGGCGGTGTCGGGTGACTAATCCGATCAAGGTCGCTAAACCTTTCACCGCCATGAAAGTGTACTATTCTTCGTCGTCGTCGTCCAGTACAACAACCAATGGTTGCATTGTTCCGTCTGGATTTCTATGGTCTATTTCTTGTTTTTCTCGCCAGTCTTCGGCTGCCATATTCTTCAGTCCGAATATAACTAGCGTTGGGTTTACATCCATCTCGCCGACTGCGCCCATTCTACCTGCTCGCTCCCACCATGCGGCGCATTTTGCTTTTGCTCTTTTTACGGCTTCTGAAAACTCGGGATTGTGCTCCATCCACTCGTTTATCGTCGAGCGAGCGACATCGATTTCTGCAGCAAATGAAGTTATCGAAGCTCCATTCTCCATGTGCTCAATAACTGCTTCACAAAATTCTGGTTTGTACTTCGTAGGACGCGCCACCGGCTCACCTCTTTAAATCGTTACAAGCACCGCTTGAATATGCAGACAGTATAGCGTAAGAAAATTTGTGGGGCAAGTGGAAAGCCGCGACGTAGGTAAATGAACCAAGAGGTCGCGGGCGTGTTGTTAATGCGCCGCCGGGTTGGACTTGACCGGCATGCAAAACGCTTTTGTTCCCTTTCAGGTGGCCGTAATCACCGTTGCCATGTGGCGCATCACTAAACAGCCAATTTTTATTGCCCGATAGCCTAGGATTTGGCGAGGCCTGCATAGTATCTCTGCGGGGTAGCTAATCCCTGTGAGCATTATTGCAATTACCGACGACATGCCCTGTTGGGTACTCGTCGCAACCTCTGGCTGCTTAGTGATACGCCTTCGTTAGAGGTGCGGCACACTTGTGTTCGTCATGAGTACGTTACGCCGCGTGTAGTCTTTCCTACTGTCAACAAACATTTTTAACGCACCCTACTCTGAAAAGGGTTTGTTTCCGTAGTAGTAAAATCAAAGACACTGGCTACGGTTTAAGAGCAACAGTCTTTCACCTGCTCGGCCACTCTGTGGAGGCTATTAATCAATCCTAGTCCATTGATTCCAAACATTCAAGGTAAATATCGTTCTGAAAGTCTGTAATCGGCTCATCGCGGTAGCCCTCTGGATATTGTGGTCGCTTGTAGGCCATCTTGATGATTTCACGAATTAGCCCGTTGTCGGTCGTCTTAATCATGTCAACCAGCGGTACGCCTTGTTGTCGGTTATCCATGATGACCTCAGCCAGTGATGCTAATTGCTCGCAGCTTGCCTGTTCTTCTTTGGCGGCTAGTGGTGTGCTGACAAGCGCCAGTGTGAGTAGTATTGGTTTAATCATTTTGGTTCTCCGTTTAGTGTATCTTGAAATCTGGTAATTTTATCTAATGTAGATAGCCTGCTCTTTTCGAGCTTTGATGACAGTATGTCAACTGCTTTTCTCATGCAGTCCTCATTTGCCAGCGTATAAATTATTAAAACAGAATTTAAAAGTCTGTGACGTATTGGCTTGCCAAAGTCGCATTTATTTAAAAGCCTGAACTCTCTGTCGGGGCAGCTAACTTTTATCTTCTTGTTAACGGAAATACATTCAAGAGGAATGCCATCCGAGTAATTAGTGATAACCTTTACTGAGTGGTCGCACTTTTGGTTTAAAGTCCATAAATCAGAAACATCATACAATGTCACCCTTAACATTATGACTCTATCGCCTTTTCTTGGTAGCTCCATAATCTTTCTCCATCCAATAAGTTCGCCCACAGCATAGCAAACTTTTTCGCGGTAAGTGGTCGGATGAGTTGGTAAAATACAGTTTCGTCAATTACGTCTAATTCTGTCATAAGCTCTATGACGAAATAAAGTGTTGTTATATATAGAAAAAGATTAATTATGTCATATATATACTATACCCCTATTTATTATATATTTTTCTTATTACGCGCGCGTTTGTGACAGAAACGAAAAAAGCCCTGACAAAACAATAACTTATTTCGTCATGGGCTTTTTGACAGAATTGACGGAATTAAGATTTTTACTTAAATATCAACATCTTATTTCGTCACAGATTTTTAGTGCTTTTTGACAGAATTAAATATAAACTCCTTATTTGGTGCGGCTTTCAAGCCAATACAACTACCTTATTTCAGTTAACCAAAAAGGTCAACAGCCATTCACAAAATAGGCATTTCTTGCTCGACCTCCAACGCCTTTATTTGTTCTTACAACACCAAACTCTACGCCATAATCATTCATAACAACTTCCATAACCTCTGTTCGTTGTCGATTGTTAAGCGCACGAATACTTGAGCACTGTCGGCTAATCTCTCTCATGGTGCAACCTTTATCACCTGACGCGCTGATAATTTGATAAGCCTGCTTACAAGCAAGCTCAAACGGACTGTCAGCAATGCGCTTGGCAACCTCACTGGCTAACTGATTGGCGCTCCATAACGCTATTTCCTGCCCCCATAACCACGAATCAATGCCAATACTAGGGTTTGTGTGATTAAGGCTTACAGCGTGTATAAGAGACAGCTTCATAGCATTCTCTGCAACACGGCTATAAATAGAGCGAGTTGCTGTGTCTTTCATGCGGTCGGTCATATCGTCGTCTAACGATTCCCAGGCAGTCCAAACGTCCTGCCCCATTGTTACAGTCATCGGGTTGGCGTTATCAATCTCTGACGCAACATCGGTTAGATTGCCGCTGCCATTAGGTCGGAAGTCTGCCAAGGCTTTAATAGCACTGACAATGCGCTTGTCAGGCGGCGTTAAATCAGGGCGCTGGCGCGTAGGTCGATGAACCGATGCAGGGAATATCAAAAAGCGAGCCAAAGAGCCGTCTACTGATTCCGCGCTGGTTAATGCTGACCAAAAGCTATCCGGTGTTGATGTGCCGTAAATACAAGCGTTTGGCTGATAAATTTCCTTAGTTGGTCGGTTACTTTGGTCTGCGTATTCAATGCCGCGATAAACGCTATCAGCAGATGAATAAAGCTCCATGAAGTTTGCCATTAAGTCGCGCTTATGTGGATCTGACTTTGCCCCCGTCATGGACTGCAATAAAAATCCCATTTCGTCAAGCTGGTATAGTTTCGATGGGTGATTGACCAAGCTGCTAATTAAAGCGCTACCACTGGCAATCTTGCTTCCGCCTATCCATTTTCCGGTTCCGCTTTTAGCTGCCAGCATGTTAACGCGTTTACGGCTGTGGTCTTTACCGCCGCCGGAATCAAGCAAGCCCACAGCGTAGACATTGGTTCTTAACCCTGTTTCAGTACGGTACTTGCGCCCCATGATAGCGCCTAAGTAACAAATTATATTGGCGATTGATAGTTCAGGCTGTGGGCGAACACTGGATTGCATCATGTCATCATGCAGCATACGAATTAAGCCGTGGTCTGGCACCAAGCTGGGCGTATCAATTTTAGTCTTTCTGCTTGTGCGTATTTTATCGGCAATCTTGCGTTGGTGGCTGTCCAATATCATGGCACTCACTTCCGCACCGTGCTCAATCGCTGGGTCGGTGTAACCGTGCTGCTCTGCCAGACGTAAAATCGTCGCCATTGTTATTGGGTTATTCGTGTCATGCCCTCGGCGCGAAAAGTTACGCCATTCACGGCGAACAGCTTCACCATCATAATTATCAGCCGTTCCACTCCACCAATCCCACCATGATAGCCCATCTGTTGGGTCTGTGTAATGCAAGGCAAAGCCGACATCACGCCATGTTTCATAGTCGTCTGCCGGTATAGCCGCAAGCATTTCCTGAATATTATCCGGTAAATCGCCGTCAGGGTGCCATGTCGGGGTCGCTGCGCTACTGGCGGTGGCCTCTTTCTTTATATGGTCAATCCACCATTGCGGGCAATCGTTAGGCGCAAGGCCATCAATCGGGCTACTGGACATCTCCCACTCATACTGATTGCCGGAGGCGTGTAGACTTGGCGGGGCAACTATATATCCGCCATCAGCGCGACTATCAATTTTGTACAGCCCGCCGGCGTTGGTGCAGGTTTTGTATTCGCCTTCTTCCGGTCTTTTATAAAGCAAATGACGACCACCTGAGCCGGTAATCTGCTCAACGGTGTCGGGCAACTCGCCTAGCTCTGTATCACGGTCATCAATATCAATGACGACAATGCGGCTTTCTTTACCGGTCGCAATGCCGATATTCGCGTCAGGCCAGATTGACCACCACCGCTCGATAATATCAGTATCGACGGTTGCGTCATTTCGCCCATTCATTGTGCGCGGGTGCTTGCCTTTGCGGTCACAGTCTTTTTTGTGGCAGGTACAAATTCCATCGTTTAGCGTGTGCAGAGGGAAAACGTGCCAGCCAAGCGACGCATAAAAAAGCGCGTGCTCTAATAATGTTTTTTGTTCTGACATCTTATTTTCCTTCTAAATAGTCGCTAACCTTTTGCAGTGTTCTTGCG